TCGCACCCATCAACTGATATTGTATATTTCTTTTTCATTAAACATAATATATTATATTTTCTACGAACTTGTCAAGTATCAATTTGCACAAAAACATTCTAAGTATGATAATATTAAATCATGGCGGTAATTGCGTGGGCACTCACAACAGTTGATAGGGTAGCTGTATTTGGCGCACTCGGCACTCTTTCAGCAACACAAACCACAAGAATGGAGGCAATCATAGACTCACTCACTTCCTTCATTGAAAACTATCTAGGATATCGGGTTGTGCAAACTGAATATGATAGTGAGGAATACCCCACAGAACAAGGACAAATTCTAAATCTTGAGAACTTTCCAGTTGCTTCAGGAGAGACCTTTACGCTTCAAAGAAGAAATAGTGCCTTGAACGAAGATGAATGGGAAACTGTCGATTCTAAATATTACCACGTTGATTATGACGCTGGGATAATTCACGCAGCAAGTGGATGGGAGTTTTCGAGGAGTAGGAATGGGTACAGGGTCACTTATACTGCTGGCTACGAGTTTGATAACGAGGATACATTCCTTTCAGACACAGAAGCGGGGGATTTAGAACTAGCAATCTGGCAACTGGCACTTGTTATGTATAACAGAAAGGGAGGGACTATTGGAGTTAAGAGCGAAAGGATTGGAGATTATGCGGTTGTTTATACAAAAGCGGTTATGGAAGATGAGAACATTAAGGCGATTCTAGATAAACATGCGAGAAAGGATACCATGAGTGTTTTGACACCACTTCAAACATGAGTATTAGTCAATTTTATGACCAAGATATTACAGTCACTAGGCTTAGTTCAGTTAGTGGTGAAAAGATAGCTTACTCTGAGGTTGCGACCGTCAAGGGACATATTCAAGAACTCAGTGCTGAGGCAGGACAAACGTTGGGGATTATTGAGGAGAGGGCATGGCGAGCATGGTTTGACGTTGACACAGATGTAGTAGAGCAGGACAGATTAACTGACGAAGATGGAACTGTTTATGTAGTTAGGGAAATTACTAAAAAGAATTATAAATTTGGTGTCAACGTCCATCTGGCGGCAATTTTATATGAACCAAATGAATGACCACAATATCATATACATTCAAGCCAAAACTTGAAAGATTTTCTAAGGTTTTTGGGAAAATGGACTTCAAATCTTTTTTAAGAAAAGAGACTGAGAAACTTGCATTTAATACTGAAAGATTCGGCAAACAACTGACTCCTGTCGGCACTCCCGAGAGTACTGGTGTTAAAGGATATGTAGGGGGTAGATTAAGAGCAAGTATTGGGGTTAGTACCTTGATTGGTGGGCTGGTAGGACACATGGTTTCTACCAACACAGAATATGCTATTTATGTTCATGAAGGCACTAAGTACATGAGAGCTAGACCATTCCTCAGTGAGGGCTTAGACTTCGCACAACAGAATCTAAAGAATCAAATAGGGTCTAGATTAGATAAGGAAATAACAGACAAATTTAAGAAGCTGTGATAACATTTAGTTATGAGCTTCCAAGTAATTCGCCCCCAGATAGCAACCTTACTGGAAACACTGGACACTATCCAAGAAGTATCTAGTTCTCCCAAGATTAAGTTTACTGGCTATCCTGCGGCACATGTCGTACCTTCTGACAATGAATCTGATTATGAATCAACTACTGAGAATGTTCGTACCTATGCCTTTATAGTTAGGGTATTTTATGAAACAAAGGTCACTGGTGTTGCAGGTGCGTATACTGCCTTAGATACAATAGTGGATAGTGTTTTGGATTTGTTTGACCAGGAAGACCAGAAGTCTGCGGCGAATAGGGTTGTTGCTACTACGAATAGTCTGCCCTCAAGATACACATATTTGAATATTTGGGCTATGCCTACAGGATGGGGTGAAGTACCTGGAGAAGAATTAGTTATGGCTCAAATGTCTGTAAGAGTCAGGATATCTGTTGATATTCAACCCTGATTGCTTGACAGAATTATTTCAGTAGTTCATAATTTGTGATAGATAACCTGCCAACCAATTAGGAGGATAATAATATTAGTAAATATATAGGGCGGCTGGTTAAATTAGGAATTGCTAGGGAATCAACTAGGGGTACATTTGCTCCTTCAGTTATTCACTTGCCAAGAACTTCATTCACTTTTGATGACAAAGTTACTAAAGCTCGTTCTGTGGGCTCATTAGGTAAGATTGCAGATAGTGAAGAGGCATTTGTTACTACTAACTACGGTCAGGGGGATTTGGAAGGGGAGATTCGCTCTAAGAGCTTCGGATATCTACTTTATGCAATGTTGGGAGATTATAGTGCTCCTGGTGGAACTTCTGATTCTGCTTATATCCATCCATTTACTATTAGTGAGAGCAACCAACATCAATCACTTTCCTTCTTGGTGACTGATGAGAATACAACTGAGGCTTATAAACTGGTAATGCTTGACAGTTTGGAGATTACTTCTGAGTTAGATGAAGTGGTTAGATACTCAGCTTCCTTTATGAGGAAGAAGGGTAATGATGCTAGTGATACAGTTGCTGATGCAGTCCATGAAACTAAGATTACTAAAAAGCATGTCAGGTTGAAGATTGCTAGCAATATCTCAGGTCTTAGTGGTGCTACTGCGATTTCTGTTAAGTCTTTGAATTTGACTATTGCTAAAAATGTTTTCTTGGATGATGTCTTGGGAACTGCTGAGCCTGAGGATATTTTGAATCGTCAGATTTCTGTTGAAGGTTCTGTGACTCTCTCATACGAAAGTGAAACTTACAAAAATTATATGAGAGATGGTACTGATAGGGCAGTTGAAATTGCCTTTATTAATAGTGATGAGACAATTGGTGGGGGAAGTACTAATCCGTCTTTGAAGATTCAAATGCCGAAGGTAGATTTCTTTGATTGGGAACCTGCAAATGACTTAGACGAAATTGTAACGCAGACGTTTTCTTTCAAAGCAAGCTATGATTTGGCCAACGGTCAAAACGTAATTCATCTATGCCAGTTAATAAACGGTGTTACTAGCTACAGTGCCTCAGCTCCAGGCGGATTATCCCCTAGTGCCAGTGCCTCAGCTTCGGCTAGTGCCTCTTTAAGTCCTTCAGGTTCGGGCAGTGCATCTGGAAGTGCCTCACTATCACCTAGTGGTTCCCTAAGCCCTTCAGGTTCAGAATCACCTAGTGTCTCACCTAGCCCAGCATAGACTTGACATTTTGCTTCAAATCTGGTTTAATAAATTAGCGGATAAATGTTGTCAACATAATCCCTTTGGTGTTGGGCGGAAGTCCAGCGAAAGTTATTGATAACAGCTTGCGTCCAGCACCAAGGGGATTTTTACTTCAAGTTTATCTTCTAACCCTGCCTGCATAGGGTAATGGGAATGCAGGCGACCGACCAAGTGACCAAATCGACCGAGTCAAACGGGATAATTTAGTTTATCTATAAGTCTTATACATATAAGAATGAGAAACCTCAGTAAGAGTATTCTTTTTTTTAAAGAATACTTACTAGGCAAAGATGAAGGGAAGATGAAGGGAAACGAAGGGAAGGGAGTAGGAGGATTAGGTTGGATTGATACTACATTGACTGGAAGGCATACTTGCAGGTAGATGGTTTGTGGGAGAATAGTTAATAATTACTACTTGACAACTATAATAAAACAATATAAATTAAATTCATAGTATGAAAAAAATAGATATTAATCAAACATTTGATGAGGATGATGGCAACTGGACAACTGTTATAGATAATAATTTTTGTGAAGAGGTTGCTAATATAAACATATTTGCTAAATTAGAAATGTTAAGAGAGAAAATGAATGAAATAGTAGAATACTTAAATGATAAATAAAGGTAATAAGTTGAAGCAAAAGTGGGAAAGTTTATTACTTCGCTTGAAGGGGCATAGATATGACTGTGGGTGGAAATGTAACGAGTGTAGATGGTGTGTTGAGCATTTTGAATTTTGCAGGGGGGGTGGAGTATGAGAACAATAAAACTTAGAGCTTGGGATAAGAAATCTCAAACAATATATTTCAAAAATAAAGAAAGCTTGTTAGGTAAATTAAAAAAATATCTTTTTAATATCCCTAACATAAAATTAGATAAACCAACCTCTTTATGGATGAGGGAGAAAGTTTGAGAGGAAATAAACATGAGAAAAATAAAGTTTTGAAGGTTGATGAGTGCAGTCGAAAAAAGTCCCACCTCACATATTCGCATGAGAATGAGGGTAAAACACTGGTACCGAGTGGGGGTATGACCTATTAAATTAGAACGACTCATGCCAAGACTGCACTCGTGAGCCTTTAAGGCTACCTCTACTCATGCAGGGGTGATTACAGAAATATGAAAAAACTAATAAAAAAAATAAAGGAAGGCAATGACATTTCCTGTTAATTTTGTCTGCTTGGTTAATTAGGGTAGACAAGAGGGGGATGTGACGGTTTCCT